CTGGTAATGCTAAGCAGATGCAGCCACAGGTTATTATGGAGTATGATGAGTTTAAAGAAGAACTAATGAAGCAGCCACAGAAGTTTATCAACTCTAAACTAGCTTGCTTAAAGTTGGTAGAGGCTTTTAATGCTTCTACTACGAAACAACGAAACGAGTTTATGAATGCTGTTATGAGGTATGCAGCCAGTGATACAGACCAATCATCCTTTTACATAAAAGTTCATTAATGAAAAAGTTTTCTACAATACTGACAGAGTCTAAGAACACTCACATGGAGCACATTGAGGATATGATCTTCAATGAAGGCTCTGCTGGTGCTCGTAGAGCAATCAACTCTCTTAGAAATCTTAGAGATATGTTAGCAGGAAACAGTAGCCAAAAGGTTAATGCTACTGTAAAATGGGACGGTGCACCAGCAATCTTTGCTGGTATTGATCCTAGTGATGGTAAGTTCTTTGTAGCTAAGAAGGGGATATTCAATGTCAACCCACAACTCTTTAAAACCCAAGCAGACATCAACAGGGGGCTATCGGGTGAGCTCCGAGACAAGTTTACTATCGCCCTTAGAGAATTTCGCCGACTGGGCATTAAGCAAGGTGTCTATCAAGGCGACCTTCTCTTCACTAAAGGAGATGTCAAAGCAGATACCATATCTGACGAAAAGATGTTTACGTTCCATCCGAATACGATTGTATATGCTGTGCCTGCTGCTTCTGGTCTCGGACAAAGAATTGCAAAAGCGTCTATTGGGATTGTCTGGCATACAAGTTATTCCGGACGAACATTAAGTGACATGACAGCGTCCTTTGGTAAGGGCATCACGAGCAAGATGAGACAAGTACCGTCTGTGTTCATGGATGATGCTACTTACCGAGATGTTACTGGCAATGCTAAGTTTACTAGTGGTGAGACAACTAAGTGTACTGCTCTCATTAGTATGGCTGGCAAGATGCTTAATACTATCTCTGGCGATGTCCTCAGAATGATTGCAGCTGACGAAGAACTAAAGCAAAAGATTAAGACCTACAACAACACTTACGTCAGAGCTGGTGAACCTTTTCCTAATCCACAAAAGCATGTCCGTGGTCTTTACAAATACATAGAAGAATGGTACGACAAAGAGATCGAAACCAAGAAGCAGCAAAAGACTAAAGACGAATGGACTGCTAGAAAGAAAGCAGTGCTTGGTAAGGTGTTTGGTAACGTGGGTGATCTAACCAATATTTTTTCTTTTATGAATCTCGTCATTCAAGCAAAGCAAATGATTATAGATAAAATGAACAGAGCATCCAACATGCGTCTGTTCTTAAAGACTCGTGATGGCTTCAAAGTAACAAACCCGGAAGGTTTTGTTGCCATAGATAAAGTAGAGGGTGCTGTCAAGTTAGTTGACAGACTACAGTTCTCTCACGCAAACTTCTCACCAGATATCCTAAAAGGCTGGCAGAAATAAATAAGACATTAAGCGATAAGTCTAAGGAAAACTCGCATGGAAAAAACAGTATTTACTTTTGGAAGACTAAACCCTCCAACGGTTGGTCACGAAAAGTTAGTCGATAAGGTCAAGCAAGTTGCTAAGCGACTTAATGCTGAACCTCACGTATTCCTCTCTCACAGTCAAAATTCCAAGAAAGATCCTCTTAACTATAACCAAAAGTTCAATTATGCTAAGCAGGCCTTTGGTAACTTAGTAACCAAGTCCAATGCCCGTACGGTCATACAGATCATGCAAGAGCTTGAGAAGATGAATCACAAAGACGTTGTGATGATCGTTGGCTCTGATCGTGTACAGGAGTTCCGTACTCTACTTAATAAGTACAACGGTAAAGACTATAACTTCAATAGCATCAAAGTAGTTTCAGCTGGTGAGAGAGATCCAGACGCTGAAGGTGTGTCTGGTATGTCTGCATCTAAAATGCGAGCTGCTGTTGCAGCAGGAGACCAAGCAGCGTTCATGAAGGGCGTCCCTTCTAAACTATCAAGACAATCAGCAGCTAGAATGTATTCAGACCTGAGGTCAGCTATGAACATTACAGAAGACTTTAGCGATATCGATTGGGACCTTTGGGCAGAGACAGTCGACATCAATGACATTACAGAAGAAGAACTAAACGAAAAAGTATTGTCGTTTGCACAACGAATCAAACGTGCACGTACAATGAAGCGTCTTGCTCCTCGTATGAAGAACCTTCGTCGTATTAAAAAGTTTAGGATGGCAGACAAGGACATCCTAATGAAGAGAGCTCGTAAGCAAGCGATCAAGATGTTCCGTAAGAAGGTTGCTGGAGAGAAGGGTGAGCACTATTCACAGTTATCACCTGCTGCCAAGATTTCTATTGACAAGTTGATTCAAACAAAGATGCCCGCTGTTGCTAAACTTGCTCAGCGATTGCTTCCTAAGGTACGTAAAGCTGAAGTAGAAAGGTTACGTGCTGCCCGTAAGCCTACCAATGAGCAGTTGGAGGAAGGTAACAAGGCACAACTTGGTATTCCAGCTAATGCAACCAATGCTCAGTTAAGAAAGATACGTAGCAGCGACTCATCATCCAAAGAGCAGAAGCAAAGAGCACACTGGTTGCTCAATATGCGTAAAGAAGAAGTTGCACAAGATCCAGATATCAAAGACCGTACGGGTACTCAACCTAAGAAGTACTTTAAGGATTTGTCTAAGTCTACAAAGGCAGCTCGTGATGCTCACTTTAAGAAGTATGCTAAGAAGGACGATAGCGATCCATCTAATTACAAGCCTGCTCCTGGAGATAAGTCAGCTGAGACCAAGCCATCAGTACATACTAAGAAGTACAAAAAGATGTTTGGTGAGGCAGTTACTGTAGGTGGAAAGACTTATCAAGACTTGGAGCTTTGCGGTGATGCTGTCAAGTTGTTTAAGAGAGACATTGCAGACGATAGTTTAGACAAAGGTAAAGTAGAAGCTGCTATTCGAGCTGTTGACAACTATCTCTCTATTGAACGTAAAGCATTAAAGAACAAAAATGCTACTTCAGCTGATATGGATAGGTTTAAGAAGTTGCAAGCGGTAGCCAGGCAAAAGATAAGTGCTGCTGGTCTTAAAGGTCACAACTATCACGACCTTCATTTGAGAACAATGAAGGACCTTGCTAAGAAGTTGGATGAGTCGAATGGCCAGACAGATGATGTATCGGACATTGTACCAGACCGTATTCGTATCTCCATGATCTCTGGTTCCAAGAAGCGTATGCTCAATGATAAGTTTGAAAAAATGTCTGAACAGGATATTGCTGCTAGAGTATCTGGTCCTAGCACTAAGCAGACCGCTCAAAGACATTCTGACGAAAGACAAAGACTCAAAGACAAGCATGCAAGAGAAAGAGAGACTTTAAAGAATCGTCAAGCTGGACAAAAAGACCGTGCTCAAATTAGAGACATCAGGAAAGAAAGTCTTGATGAAATGTTTGAAGCGATGCAACGTAGGCAACAGAAAGGTAGCTCGTCTATTGTACCTCGTGATGATTATATGCTTGATGAGAAGCAGATTGATGCTCTTAAAAAGAAAGCTGAGAAGTCCGGTATTCCATACGGTACCCTGAAGAAAGTATATGACCGAGGTATGGCAGCTTGGAAGAGTGGCCACCGTCCTGGTACTACACCACAGCAATGGGCTTTTGCAAGAGTAAACAGTTTTGCTACTAAGTCCAAAGGTACGTGGGGTGGTGCTGATAAGGATCTTGCTCAGCAGGTTAGAGGTAAGAAGGAATCAGTTCGTGTTGGACCATATATGGGTAAAGCTGACGTAACTGAACAAAAAGATACGAGATGTCCCAGAACAAAAGCTGAGCAATGTCACTGCGATAAGCTAAATGAGATAAATGAAGCTGATGCTCCTGTAAAGGCTGTATGTGAACTAATCCACAGTGATAAGGTAAAGGGTCTAATTACTCTAATTCAATCACCAGGACAGAGTACTAAAATTACTGGACGGATAACTGGACTTACTCCAGGCAAGCATGGTTTCCATATTCATGAGTTTGGTGATTTGTCAGACGGTTGTAAGTCTGCTGGTGGCCACTATAATCCCGAAGGAGTTGATCACGGTGATCTTTCTAAAGGTCATGTTGGCGATCTAGGAAACGTAGTGGCTAATGGCAGTGGTGTTGCTAACATTAACATTACGGCTAACCGTGTTTCTCTTGTAGGAGAGCAGAGCGTTATAGGCAGAGCTATAGTTATCCATGCTGACGAAGATGATCTTGGCAAAGGTGGTGATGAAGAAAGTCTAAAAACAGGTAATGCTGGTGACCGTCTTGCCTGTGGAGTTATCTCGCTTTCTGAGGTACAATCTGAGTCTGTAACATTGGACGAATCCTTTCAAATGCTGGTTCAACAACCAGCTGGTTATGGTCAGATGGTAACGGCAAAGGAAGCTGGTATTGATATCCAAGCTGGGTTTGCTCTCCATCCCTCCGTATCTGAAGAAGGCGGTGCTGGTGAGTTTGGTACTGATGAGCTAGTTAAGAAGTACAAAAAAGAAACTCCTGGTGAAGATCTGAAAGAACAGTCTTGGATCCAGTTTGAGTCTTGCTGTGAAGATTGCATGGAAGAGTTAATGATTACTGAAGCCGAGTATGAAGGCAAGAAAGTTAAACTTAACGATCCTATTCGTACTTCTGAGAATCCAAAGAAGAAGTTTAAAGTATATGTCCGTGATCCATCATCTGGCAACATCAAGGTTGTGAGGT